ATATTATAGACGACGAGTTTTTTAAAGAATTACCAATGCAAATTCCTTTTGCAAGTCAGTTAAAAACAATACACGAAATAAATGACTCCCAGTTGGAAAAATATTTGGTTGAATACTTGGCAGTAAATGAGGGAAAAGAATTTAAAACAATCCAAGACTTAAAAAAAGACTTTAATTATTTTGTTAAAAATTCAATCACCTTTCAAAGCAAAACAAAAAGCACATACAACAAGCCAGCCGAAAAACCAAAAAGTCGAAACGTATTCGACGAAATTTATGAAGATTTGCAAAAACAAAAACACCTAAAAAATGAATGAGATAATTTTAACGCACCTCCGCAAAATGGAATTTGTTTGCGGACTAAAGCAATTTAAAGAGTACAAAAAAGAAGAAGCCAACGAATTGCTGGCTTGCCTAAGCAAGTTGTTTGGTTCCTATGGATGGATGACAGATCAGCGCGTTGACTATATTTTACACGCTGGAATGCGTGGCCAATACGGCGATTTTTACCACGTTAACGAAAAGACGGTAAGCGTTTGGATAAACCATTATTATGCGCACCACCAAAGCCAAATTGTGCAAGAAGTCCAAGCGCTAAACAACAAGGAGCGTGAATATAGCAACGAGGAAATCGAACATTGGAAGGAAATTGGACGCCAAACCTTTCGCGATAATTACCAGCACGCCAAAGAAACTGGAACGTGTAGACACATTGCCGAATGGGGAGTTTATTGGTTTAATAGATTTCAAGAAAAAGGAATTTTAAAACCTTGGGACTTTAACGTTGAAGAGTTAGAAAGCGACGTGCGCCGAGAATTGCGATTGACCACGCGATACGTTGAGGAGTCAACAGTTGGGGCCAAAACCAAGAATAAGATTTGGAAATTGTTTATTTTACAGGCGATTAAGGACGGAAAAAACTTAGATCAGTTAATATGAGGCACGGCTCATTGTTTAGCGGAATTGGAGGCTTTGATTTAGCCTCTGAGTGGATGGGTTGGGAAAATGTTTTCCATTGCGAATGGAATGAATTTGGGCAAAAAGTTTTAAAATATTACTGGCCAAAAGCAATAACTTATAATGATATTACCAAGACAGATTTCACTATTCACCGAGGAACAATTGACATCCTTACAGGCGGATTCCCTTGCCAGCCATACTCATCGGCTGGGAAGCGACTTGGAAAAGAAGACGAGCGCCATTTATGGCCCGAGATGCTTAGAGCAATTCGAGAGATTCAACCGACCTGGGTTGTGGGCGAAAACGTTCGCGGGCTTACTAATTGGAATGGAGGGCTGGTATTCGACGAAGTGCAGGCTGACTTGGAAACTGAAGGCTACGAAGTCACACCGTTTTTACTTTCAGCTGCTGGTGTCGGAGCAAATCATAAAAGAGACCGAATTTGGTTTATTGCCTACTCCAAACGCAATGGATTGGAATACAGGAGTAAAACCAATAACATACAAAAAAAGGAAACAAAGGCATTTGTTAAAAAAAGTGAATTTACAAATGACATTGAGGCAAATGGCAGCAGATTTAACGAAAATAGGCGAGCCGACATACAAATTGAAAACCTCGTTTGTTCAGGAATTAATGGGATTCCCAAAAAATTGGACGGAATTACCTTTTCAAAATGGAGGAAAGAATCAATAAAAGCGTATGGAAACGCAGTAGTTCCGCAAGTAGTTTACCAAATATTTAAAGCAATAAATCAATATAATCAATTAAACAACCAGTTAACATTATGAGCAAGATTTACGGCGGTAACGCCAAAATTATCCAAACAAAATTTGGCCAAATGACTAAGATAAGCCAAAGCAGAAGCGACTTAGAAAAGTTGCTAAAATACCTAAACGAAAACGATACTGAATGGGTAAACCTTGTATTAAAGGAAAAGACCGAAAAGGTCGAAGGCAAGCCGACTCACTACTTAGAGGTTGACGAATGGAAGCCAGTTCAGGTGGCTAATAAAAACCAAGGCAATTTTAAGCCTGTAGAGAAGCGAATTGTTGAAAATGACGCCTTACCTTTCTAAATGAAAAAAAACGATTTGTACGCAATATTTGTGGCGCTAGTGGGCATTTGCTTGCTAGTGCTGCTAAAAATTGCCAGCCTTTTGCTTTTTATGGTATTGCTGGCATTGTGGACGTTGGCTTGGTCTTGGATTTACGAGCGTTGTAAATGATTCAATTCAAAATAAACGAAAAGCCTTTAAGCGTTAATTTGGCTTGGCAAGGGAAACGTTTTAAAACGCCAGCCTACAAAGACTACGAAAAGGCAATGCTTTTGCAAATGCCGCCAAAAAAGATTGATTCTGACCAAATGCTTAGAGTTGAGTTTTTCTTTGGCTTTAGCAACCAGGCAAGTGACTTGGACAACCCAGTAAAACTTTTAATGGACATTGCACAAAAAAAATACGGCTTTAACGATTCTAAAGTTTTTGAGTTAAACGTTCGCAAATGCATTGTAAAGAAAGGCGAGGAATTTTTACAAATGGGGATTTATAATTTATTGCCGTTTTAATGAAAACAATTAACAGTCTAAGCGGTGGCAAAACCTCGTCCTATCTAGCGGTGCATTACCCAGCAGATTATGAAATTTTTGCATTGGTTCAAATTGAAGACATAAAATGTAAGCCTAAAGATTTAGGTCTTATAAAATATGCATCGGAAAAATTAAATAAAGAATTTATTGCAACTGCTGAAAGCGATTTGACTTTGTACGCAATGCGAGACTTGGAGCAATTGATTGGAAAAGAAATAATTTGGGTTGCTGGTAAAACTTTTGACGCATTAAACAAAAAGAAAAAAGCAATCCCAAACCAGCAATTTAGGTTTTGTACTACCGAAATGAAATTGCGACCAATATTTGATTGGTGGTATAAGAACATTGGCGAAAAGGTTAAAATGGGCGTTGGTTTTAGATACGACGAAAAAGAAAGAGCCGAAAAATTTACCACAAGTTTTAAAGGAATTGTTGGGCAAAAAAACAACCGTAACCAATGGCAAGAAATTGATTGGAGAGAAGGATATTTTCCTTTGATTGAAAATAAAATAACTCATTATCCTATTTACCAATGGGCGCAAAAAAGTGGTATTATATTTCCAGCAGATAGCAATTGCGTTGGATGCTTTTGGAAGCCAGTACAACAACTGAGAAAAAATTGGGATAATGAGCCAGCAAAAATGCAATGGTTTGCAGATCAAGAAAAAAAAGGAACTTGGAAAAAAGAAATGACCTACGAGCAAATAAAAACCATTGGTTTGCAGCAAGATTTTTTCTTTGGAACTGGTAGCGGATGCCAGGCTGGATTTTGTACGGATTAAACAAAAATCTTTGTTTTAACTTGGAATTAAATCGCAACCTTATATTTGCGTAAAGATTAAAACAATGAGCATTTACGAGGGGTTACTAATTAAGAAAGCACGCAAAGCCGCTGGTTACAACCAGTTAGATTTGTGCAAAAAAATTGGATTATCGCACGCGCCAATAAATCACGTCGAGAATGGCTTGGAATCAATTAGCCTTTTAAATTTGCGAAAGATTTGTGAGGAGATTGGTTTAGAGGTAGTAATAAAGCGAAAAGATGGCTAAAGGTTACCCGATTACAAAGCCTGACTATTCGCTAGAAATTAGATACCGACTAAGGGACGGCCAATGGTCGCCTTGGTCAAACAAAGGCAAAGGTAAATTTGAAAGTATGGAAATAGTCCAGCGTCAAATAAGGACATTGGCAGCCGCTTACCAGGGACGAGAAAAAGAAGTTAGATTTGAGTGGAACGGCAAACTTTGCAACTTTATAGGTGAGCCAACTGGCCAAACAATATTATTAATGTAGTTTTTTTGGGTTTATGTTTGTTAAAAGCCTTGGCTAATCAGTCAAGGTTTTTTTTCTAACTTTAAAAAAAAAATAAAAATGCAGATCAACGACTTAGGATTTTGGGAGACAACCGACGAAACAGGACACATTCACGACCGCAGTATTTGCGCCGCATTGTGTAACTATTTAGCAGATAAAAAAGCCATAACTGTTGTCGACTTTGGCTGTGGTTTAGGTGACTATGCAAAGGCTTTTAAAGCCGATGGTTACAAGGTTGAGGCATACGACGGAAACCCAAATACCGAAACCCTAAGCGGTGGAATTGCAAAGGTGCTGGACCTATCTAAACAATTTTATTTGGGTAAAAAATTTGATGTTGTTTTGTCTTTAGAGGTTGGCGAACATATTCCAGAGCAATTTGAGGACCAATTTATTGACAACATAACCAAGCACGCTAAAAAGCATTTGGTTATTAGTTGGGCAATTGAGGGCCAAGGGGGAAGCGGTCACGTTAACTGCAGAAATAATAATTATATAATTGGGCAAATTGAGGACCGCGGCTTTAAATTTAATTTTAACGATAGCGAAAAGATTAGAAAGGTCGCAACCAACGCATCTTGGTTTGGCTACACAATTATGGTATTTGATAAGGTCTGAGTTTGGTTAGACTTTTTTTATCGATTTAATTAAATAATAAAAATTAATTTATGGCTGGAAAAGGAGGAGCAAGGCCTAATGCTGGGAGAAAATTAGGAATTGGAGTAACTGCTAGCATTGAAAAACACGTTTACAAATTTGTTGTTGAACTTTTACAAGACGACTTGGTTAGGGCAAAAGCCGTTAAACAATTGGCTTTATCTTTTGATTCTGAGCAAGAACAATATTTATACATTATTAAAAACGGAAACCTTTACAAAGTCGGTTATTCGTCCAATTTTAAAAATAGGATAAAAAACTATAAAGCGCATTTAGGAAAAGTTGATGTAATTTTGTTGTATAAAACGGAAAAGGCTTTTGAAATTGAGGCTGAATTTCACCAAAATCAATTAGATGCCATTGGCGTTAATTCTGAATGGTACGAGTTTAGTGAATCACAATTAGAAAACGCAATTCGTTACCTTACGCAAAAAGTTTATAAAAATGGATGGTAGAAAAAACAACGGCGGACATAGTACCAAAGGGTTTGCTGGCAGACCTACAAAGGCCGACGAGATTAAGATAATTGAGCAAATGGACGCTATTGCAGTACCTGAGGACGCTTGGCGTGCGCTTTGGATTAAATGTCAAGACGGCGACATTCAGGCAATCAAATGCTGGCTTAATTATCGTTTTGGAATGCCTAAGCAAGTCGTTGACGTAACAACCCAAGGCGAAAAAGTAACGCCGCCAATCGAATGGATAAAATCCAAATAATTGACAAATACGAGCCGCTATTTTTAGAGGCGCCTAAAACTCGGTATTACCTAATTACTGGAGGACGTGGCTCTGGAAAATCGTGGACCCTATCCATGTTTCTGTTAAACTTAACTTACGAGGAGGGCCACGTTATTTTATTTACGCGTTGGACGCTTACGAGTGCGTTTATTTCAATTATCCCTGAATTTATCGACAAAATTGAGTTGATGAACAAGGCGGAGGACTTTGAAATTACCCAAAGCGAAATTATAAACAAGGCTACAGGATCAAAGATTTTGTTTCGAGGCATTAAGACTAGCCAAGGGACCGCAACGGCTAACTTAAAGTCAATTGCTGGGGTTACAACCTTTATTCTTGACGAATCGGAGGAATTAATGGACGAGGACGTTTTTGACCGCATCGACCTTTCAATTCGTGCCGTAAACAAACCAAACCGCGTTATTTTAGTAATGAATCCTAGTTACAAAAGCCATTGGATTTATAACAGATTTGTAAAGCATACGCGCAACGATACCAGTTACATTCACACCACGTTTTTAGACAACGAGCATAATTTAAGCCAGTCATTTATTGACCAGGCGAAGCGCGTTGAGCAAGAAAACCTCCACCGATACGAGCATTTGTTTTTGGGCAAATGGCTAGACGATGCAGAGGGATTGCTTTGGAATCGGCCAATTATCGAACGAGCAAGGGTCAGCGCCAAGCCTGACCTTTCGCGAATTGTGGTTGCAATTGATCCAGCAACTACGGCCTTAATGGGCAGCGACGAAACAGGGATAATTGTTTGCGGTAAAGACGCCAACGGCAAAGGTTATGTTTTAGAGGACCTAAGCGGTAAATATTCGCCAACGGAATGGGCAACTGTTGCATTGCAAGCGTTTAAAAATTGGAATGCTGATTGCGTGGTTGCTGAAAAAAACCAAGGCGGTGACATGGTCGAAAACGTTTTGAGGTCGCAAAACACGACCGCTAGAATAAAACTTGTAACCGCAACAAAAGGAAAATTTGTAAGGGCCGAGCCAATTTATTCCCTTTATGAGCAGCACAAAATTTTCCATGTTGGCAGTTTCCCATTGTTAGAGAATCAAATGGTTACCTTTGAACCTGACAAAGGCAAATCGCCTGACCGCGTCGACGCAATGGTTTGGGGATTTACAGAATTGATGTTAACAAGCCAAGATTTTTGGCACGTTTAGGATATTGAATCATTTTTTTATTTTATTACCCTATTTTTACAAAAAAAGACGCACGGAATGAATTACATTGATAGAATTAAAGCAGCGCTAGGCTTTAACCAAAAAGATTCCACATATTTAAATGCGGTTTTCCCTTACTTGGGAAACAACGTGATTTGGACCGCACCAACAACGCAAAATTTTATCGAAAAAGGTCTATACCTTAACTCTGACCTTTACGCAATTATCAACTTAATCATTAACAAGGTAAGCACCGCGCCGATTGTTGTTTATGAAGTAAAGGACCAAAAGGCTTTGAATTATTACAAGTCAATGAGTCGCAACTTTGACAACTCAGGCGCTAAATTCCAGGCCGAGCGACTTAAAACAAAAGCCTTGGAAGAGGTCCACATTCCCGAACTTGAGAAACTATTTAAAAAGCCAAACGAGTTTCAAACTTGGGACAACCTTTTAAAGGAAATTGCGGCTTTCCGTCTAATTACTGGAAACGCCTACATCTACGGCGCTAGACGTGGGGAGCAACCAAACGCGCCAATCATTGCTTTATACTCTTTGCCAGCGCAGTACATGGAAATAATTAGCGGTGGATTAAACCAACCGATTAAGGAATACCGATTAACTTATAACGGTTACGAGCGCATAAATGCCAATAACGTTGGACACCTAAAAAATATTAATTTAAGTTACACGGCTGGAACTGCTAACCATCTTTATGGCGCTTCACCTTTGCGGTCCGCCGTCCGTGATCTAACGACGTCTAACGATGGCAAGCAAGCGCTTTTGTCTATGCTGCAAAACATGGGTGCGCGCGGTATCTTAACAGGCGACGGAACTGTAAACATTACACGCGAGCAAGCGCAAGGGCTAAAAGAGGATTACGCAAGCAATTACCAGGGCGCAAACAGAGCGGGCGACGTAATTATTACGCCAGCCAAATTGTCTTGGGTTCAAATGGGAATGAACGCGGTTGATATGTCAATCATTGACACGCAAAAAATCATTTTAAGGTCATTATGCCGCGTTTACGGCGTCGATGCTAAATTGCTAGGCGATACTGAGGCAAGCACGTTTAACAATACCGAAACGGCTTACAAGGCCCTAATTAATAACGTTGTCCGTCCTTTGCACATTGAAATTAGAGACGTGCTTAACAACTGGCTTTTGTCCTCGTATGGTAACAAAAATCTTTTCTTGGATTTCGACTACATGGCCTATCCTGAAATGCAAGACGACATGGATAAACTTGTTGGCCAATTGTCCCAGGCTTGGTGGTTGACTCCAAACGAAAAGCGTGCAGCCATGAATTACGGCGAGTTTGAAAACACATTGATGGAACAACCATTTATTCCGCAAGGTTTAATGACCTTGTCTGAGTTTTCAGCGCAACCTATTGACGACGTAGACAATTTGGGAGATTATGCCCAATCCAACTAAAAAAGATTTAGCGCTTGCAAAGCAATTGGATGCATTGCAGAGACGTTACGAGAAGCGCTACGAAAAGCAAATTTACACGGCTTTAAAAAAGCAAATGCAGCCTTATTTGGACGCTATTAAAGAGGCGCCAGGTAATTTAAACGAGTTTGACCTAATCAGTCCAGCGCCTTTGGCCGATACGCTAGAAAGCCTTTACGTTGTGGCTGGCACGGCATACGCCGACGCCATGTATAACGCAATACAACCGCCAACAAAAGCAACTAAAGAAGCGTTACGCGCTGGCTGGCGTGACTTTATGCGCCTATTTGCAGTCAGAAACTTGCCGAAAACCCTAATAGAAATCAACAGAACCAGCCAAAAGATAATCCGAAACATTGTTTTAGGCGGATTGAACGAGGGCCTTGGCGCGCTAGAAATTGCGCGAAATATTGAGCAATCAGTTGCGGTAATATTTAGAAACCGTGCCAAGTTAATTGCACGCACCGAAATGGTAACTGCAACCAACGTGGCCGCAATGGAGTCCTCTAAAACGTCGGATTTCATGTACGAAAAGAAATGGATTCCAGCGACCGACACGCGCACGCGTCCAGATCATGCAGAAATGAGGTCAAAGCCTTGGATTCCATTTGACGAAAACTTTATTGTTGGCGGCGTACAAATGGGCCAACCAGGTGACGCCTCAAAAGGGGCTGGCGCAGACCAAATTTGTAATTGCCGCTGCAAGGTTGTGTTTAGATTAATGCGAGACGTTGACGGCTTACCAATGCGCAAATGATTGCTTACGTTATAAACTTAGATCACCGCAAAGACAAATGGAGGTCGTCAATGAATGAGTTGGCGCCTCATTTTAATTTAGAAAGGGTAAGCGCAATTAAAAACGAATGGGGCTGGCTTGGATTAGCGCAAACGTTTAAAAAAATATTTAAAGAATGCGAGGGCGACGTTTTGATATTTGAAGACGACGCAACGTTTAGGGGTTGGGCGACTAATTTACAAGATGCAATCAATGATTTGCCCGCCGACTGGGATATGTTGATGCTTGGGGCCAATATAAAAGACCCAAGAATTGACAGAATAAACAAGCGATTAGTTAGGACCTACGGCGCTTGGACCACGCACGCAATAATTTACTCGCATCGCTTTGCAAAGGAAATGGCAGAACTAGATTTGGACGTGCCAATTGACGAATACTTTAGGACAAAAGTCCATCCACGGGGCAACAGTTATATTTGCGTGCCGTTCCTTTCATTTCAGCGCCCAAGCGAAAGCGATATTGAGGGCGGTCATAAAAATTATACAAGCCTTTTTGAAGAAAGCGAAGCCAAAGCAATGCATTTCATTAATCAATAATTTATTGGTTTGCTTTTTTTTTATAGCCTTTTATTTTTACAAAAAAAGACGCAATGATTTACAAGAATATAAGCCAGGGAATAATCGAAGACGTTGACGATGTTAAAGGCATCGTGACTGGTTATTTTTCTGCATTTAATAATATTGATTCGGACGGCGACGTTATCGTTTCGGGCGCTTACAAAAAGACTGTTGCCGAAAACGGACCAATGGGACGCAATAGAATTATGCACCTTTTGCAACATAATCCTTTAATGCCATTGGGTAAGCCTACGGAATTAATGGAAGACGCAAAAGGATTGCGCTTTACCTCTAAGATTACCGAAACCAGTTACGGCAAAGACGTAATTAAACTTTATGCTGAGGGCGTTTTTAACGAGCATTCTGTTGGTTTTGAAATTATTAAGGCCGACAATAAGGCTGGTTACCGAGAAATTAGAGAGATTAAACTTTGGGAGGGTTCAACAGTTACATGGGGAGCCAATCCAAATACGCCTATTGAGTCAATGAAATCATGGGACAAGCCAAAGAGCGAGGAAATGCTTGCTAAGTTTTGCAACATTTTGCGCAATGGCGACGTTTCCGACGAGTCAATGATTCAACTTGAAATAGGATTAAAACAACTAGAAAACCATCTAAAGGCTTTGGAGTCAGTCCAAATTGTAGAATCCGAGGAAACTCAATTTAAGAGCGAAGAGGACCCGACAATAGCAATGGCTTTGGAATTTGAATATTACCAAAAACTTAAAAAATTTATTTAAAACAAAATGGACGCAATTAAATCACAATTGGACTCTGTATTGGCTAAATTGGAATCAAACGAGGCTTTGATTTCAGACGTTAAGTCAATGAAAGAAGCGGGCGAAGAGTTTAGAAAATCTCTAGGCGCTGAAACCGCAAAACTAAATGAAAAAGCAGACGCGCTACAGGCTCAACTTGACGGCGTAGACGCTAGAACTCAAGCTGGTTTCTCTAAGGCTGCAAAAGGTTACTCTTTTTCTAGCGAACTAGAAAAGGCTTTTGCATCTGACGCATTCGGAAACTACAAAAGCGGAAACGCTAACAAAGTAAAGTTGGACCTTGAATTGAAAGGCGCTGACATGACAGTTGGAAACGCTTATACTGGCGAAGTTATCCCAGCGGACCGCGTACCTGATTTGAAGTTTACTCCAAACAGAAAAGTAAACGTTCGTCAATTGTTGCCAGTTGGACAAACCTCTAGCAACCTTATTCGTTTCGTGCGTGAGTCTGCTTACGACAACGCTGCGGAACCAACTGCACAGGGTTCACCTAAGCCTCAGTCCGATTTCGATTTGACTGCTGTAGATCGTTCTATTAGAACAATCCCAACTTTCATGAGATTGACAAAAGAAATGTTGGACGATACCCCAGGTTTGATTGCTTACCTTTCTAGCCGTGCGCCTAGCAAATTGTTGAACGTTGAAGATACCCAACTTTTGTACGGAAGCGGCATCGGTCAAAACTTGAATGGTTTTGCAACTGACGGCTCCGCTTGGACTACTGTTAAATTTGGAACTCTAATCAACAGATTCGACGTACTTGCTGCTGCGGTTGTTCAAACAACTAAGAACGAGTACACTCCAAATGCAATCATGATTAACCCTAGCGATTACCTTGCTTTGGTTTCTGTTAAAGAAACTGCTGGGGCTTATATTTTGCCGTCTTACGTTTCTATGACTGGCGGACAAATGTTTATCATGGGAGTTCCAGTTTACGCAATCAATGGCGTTCTTGCTGGCGATTTCTTTGTTGGAGACTTTGCGCTTGGTTCTCAGTTGTTCGTACGTCAGGGCATCACGCTTGAATTCTTCGAGCAAGACGCTGATAACGTAACCAAAAACTTTGTGACTGTACGCGTGGAGGAAAGAATTGCACTTGCAGTTTACACTACTCAATCAATCGTTTACGGATCATTCGCAGCCGCTTTGGCTAACGGTTCCGCAGTATAAGTAAATAGGTGTTTAGTTTGATTAAGGCCCCGACAAATCGTCGGGGCTTTTTTTTATTTATCTAAAAATCAATACCTTTCAACGAATCAAAAATAAAAAACATGAATATCGTTTTTTTTGTACACGCTTGGGCTGGAACCCATAACTCGGGCGCCGAGTGGACCGTTCAGCATTACGCCAAATATTTCCACCAAAAAGGCTGTAATATTGAGGTGATTTTACCCGAGGGCCAAATTTATCCCGACGGCGAAAAGTTTGCTTTTATAAAATTTATAACTGGCTATTATTCAAACGACTTTTTTCTAGCCTTACAAAATGCAAGCGTAATATTTACGCATTTGGATAATACAGGCGTTGCAATTAATTGGTCAAGACAATTTAAAAAGCAATTAATATTTTTAAGTCACAACGATTCCGATTATAGAAACGTCCGATTTAAAGCGCAAAACATTCACGTTGTTTATAACAACAAGGCAAACGAAAAGAATGTACAAAACGGGCCTTACCCAAATGCGTCTATTGTTTGCAAGCCTCCAATTTTTCCCGAGGACGTAAAGTACAATCGCAAGCATGGACAATACATTACCCTAATTAATTGCAACGAAAATAAAGGCGGTCAGATATTGATTGAACTTGCAAAACGATTGCCAAAGCGCAAATTTCTTGGCGTGCTTGGTAGTTATGGCGAGCAAATTATCGACGACACGCTAAAAAATCTTAAGTACGTTGCGCAAACGCCTGACGTGCATTTGATCTATGGCAAAACAAATATTGTCCTTGTCCCCTCGTTTTACGAGTCCTATGGCCGTGTTGGTTTGGAGGCGGCTATTAATCGACTGCCAGTAATTTGCACGCCTACGGATGGTTTAAAAGAATGTCTTGGCGCCGCTGGCCTTTACTTTGAACGAGAAGATTTAGACGGAATGGCTGCAAAAATTGACGAGTTAATGAGTGACGAGATACTTTACGACTTTCACCAAAACATAATGCGCAACCTTGCCGATGAGCGTCTTAAATACCAGGACCAAGAACTAGAAAGATTCTTTAATTTTATCGTTGACAAAGCAAAGAAACAATACAATGAGTGATTTACTATATACGCCAAGCAATGGCAGTTTTACAGGATATTCCGTACAACTAAGCACGGGAGCCGTAACCGAACCAGTTACGTTGGCAGAGGCGAAAGAATACGCACGAATTGACGGATTTAATGAAGATACGCTAATTACTAGCCTAATAAAAATGGCTCGCATCCATTGCGAGTCTTATATTGGCAAAAGCATTGTTTTAAAGACCGTAACGATTGACTCGTTTACGTTCCCATATCAATTCCAAATGCCGTATGGTCCGCTAACAAGCGAGTTAAATATTTCTAAATGCGTGACAATTGACGAAAACAACGTTGAGACGCCTTTACAATACCGCGTAAATGCTGGCTTGTTCCCTAAGTTGTTTATTCTTGGCGGCGCTCAGTCCTATAAATTTAAATTGGTTTATTCTGCTGGTTTTACAACCGTTCCAGATGACATTAAATTGGCCATTAAAATGATGGTAAACACGCTTTACGAACGCCGAGAGGATTTCAGCGATTTGCAAGCCATTGAATCACCTTTGGGAGTTAAAGCGTTATTAATGCCTTATAAAACTTATAACTGGTTTGGCGCGTGAGAACAAACAAAGAAATTAAAGCGGGCGATTTACGGGAACGAATTTCGTTTATTAATCCAAGCCTTTTTGGCGATGGTTACGGCGGCTTTTATTCGCAACCTACGTTAACTTATACTTGTTGGGCAAAGGTTACTAACGTAAGCGGTCAGCGTCAAAATAGCGAGGATCAAATGGTTATTAAAAACCAATGGGAGTTGCTAATTAGAGACAATCCTTTGGTTACACTTACAAAGTCTATGCACATTCTTTACGCTGGCAGAACGCTTGTAATTAGCGAAATAGTTGACGTTTTAGAATATGACAGAATAATTAAAATAATAGCAATTGAACGCGTTTAAATGTTAACAATTGAATTCAACAAGCAAAGCCTAAACGCTTTCTATAAGTATTTAAAAAACTTAGAGGGCGACGTTGCCGATTATGTCCGCGCGGAAATAGAAGATTCAATGCTTGCTATTGAAAGCGGAGCGGCCAGCAATGTTGCGGTCGATACTGGCGCGTTAAAAAATAGCATTCAATCAACGCCAATAAAAGTAAGCAAAAACCAGGTTACTGGAGGCGTGGAGGTTGGGGCAAATTATGCGCCTTACGTTGAGTTTGGAACTGGAACTAGGGTAAAGGTCCCAAGCGAGTTAAGCAACTTTGCAGCACAATACAAAGGCGCTGGAGTTAAAGAAGTAAACTTGCCAGCAAGGCCGTTTTTTTATCCTGAGGTCTTTAAGCAACGCACGGAATTGCCAAAAAGAATTGAGCGCACGTTAACTATATTAATGAATAAAAAACAATGAGAAATATTAAACTATTTGTGCGCAAGGCTTACTGGACGGCTTTAAACAATACAATTACCTATAAAACTGTTCCTGTCCCTTGTTACGACACTTTTGCGCCTGACGATGCAATTTTTCCTTATATTTTAATTGGAAATCAAACGCAAGAAGACGACAAAGACAACCAGGAGTTTAACTATATAACCACAATTACTTTGGACGTTGTAACGGCTGGCATTGCTCCTTTTGGACGAATGGACGCCGACACAATAGCCGACCAAATTTTGCAAATTGTTTGCCTTTATCCTGAAAACTATTTACCGCTAGACGTTGGCAAAATTGTAACTGCAAAACTTGTTCAGCAAACTAGCCTTTCAAGTATTACGGACACAAACATTGTGCATCGTGAAATTTTAACAATTGAAAATTGGATTGATGGCTAAGGTTAACGGCTCCGCTTTATTTGTAACTGTTGGACTTGACCGCGTGGCCAAGTCTACGGCTTACAATTTATCAGCGGAAATGAGCCAGTTGGATAAAACCAGCAACGAATCGGGTTTTTTTACAGATCACGTTTCGCGGCTTGGG